ATTGATTTAATCTGTGTCTTTATGTTCATATTCTCATTGCCTTTGCTCAGTTAATTGTTTTCTCTCATATTGTGGCGTGCTGGCCTGCCTTAGTCAAAAAAAATCTGACTCTTAGCAGCTCTAAGCCATTATCTCATTATGCGTTTCTTGGTTTGCCTCGTTTATTATTGCCTCGTCTAGTTGATATTGTAAATATGTAGTGGCGTCTAGGTTTTCTCTATTTGTAAATGTATCTATGTTTTCTTCTGGATAAGCAACTCGTACTGCGTCTTTCATACACTCTAGGTTCATTGTGTGCATATCCTTTGATGTATTGATATTATGATGTATCTTCTTTATTAGATAGCGACCACTCATATACGGATCTATGTCCAGAGGGTTATCTTTTTTAACTGGTTCATAACTCGGTACTTCAAAACTGCATATATCTCCTACTGATATGCCTGTGAAACCTTTGCAATCTAATCCTATGCTCTGACTTCTAAATGATAGTTTCTGTGCCATACTAGCAGGGAATATTCGTTCACCCTCTGGTCCTTCGTATTCGTTTTGTATATTTTCTGTTGTAGATATAAAGTTTAATCGTCCTTCAGGTTTGTCCGAAATCATTGTGTTGTTCTTAAAATTGAATAATGGTAACTGTGATTTGTTATCTACTTTACCACCTGATCCATCGTGTTCAGTATGAAATATAGTAGGGAAGTATTGGTTGTAGTCAAAGTCTATTTCACTAAAAGTTTTGTTGAACATATCGTGTGTAATAGTTCTACTGGCATATACGCCATTAGATAAATTCTTTAATGTGTCAAACTGATCTTTGATTGTGTAACCATCAACAGTTTGCATTTCTTTTATTACATCTGTTTCACCTGACCCACCTTTTACATTACGAGGTTTCTGTTGAAACTTTGCTGCTACTGGTCTTGCAACACCAGAGATTGCTAACATATTTTCTACACTTCTAAATCTGAAACCATTACTGTCTTCGTAAAATAACATACCACTTGAATTGTATTTTAGTGGTTCTGATACTGCCGATAACTTTGCAATAGCATTCAAAGGTTTAATTCTTGGCATAGCAAACTTGTGTAGACCTCTTGTTTCTTCTACAATCAAGTTCTTCTTACTATCTAAATCAGTTCTTACAATATCAACGACCATACTGTCAACTGATCCTTCTAACGATCTATTGACTCTCATCATTTCATTATCAAGCATTTCTCTACTGCAAAAATGTAGTACATATATTTGTGATCTAGGTGTCAAAGGCAATCTATTACTGATTTTGTAAATAAACATAGGGTGACCTGTTTTACTAGTGAAATCGTAACCTCTACTCGTGCCTGGCGTAAATAACTTAAATTCTATGCGTTCATAACCTGTCAAAGGTAAATGTGATATAACAGATTGACCATCTGCGACTACTATACTACCTGATAGACCTGCACCCTCTAACGATTCGTAAAGGTCTATTTCTAATACTAGTGATCTGATTGAAATTGATTTAGCATTCTTATTAGAACCATCTGCTGATTGATATGACACTAAAGTAATATCATCTAGTAGAAATCTACCTGGTCTAGTAAGTTTATCTGTATCTATTGCTGAGTACATAATTATTCATTCATTAATCTTTCAAATTCTTCAATTATTGCTGGTAAGAAAGATGGTGATAGTAATTTAATTCTACTGATCTTATCTTGTCTTCTTTGTTCGTATTCTCTATTTGAAACTGCTTGAGCACCTGCGTCTGTACTATTACATTCTAATAAGTGTGAGTGATCTATTGATTTTTGTGGTCCACTAGATTGTACTTTCTCATAATGATGTATTGCACCAGGTATATCGTATTTGTCATTTACAAATTCTTCAAATGCCGAAAACGATAATGGCCAACCGTGAAGTCCATCAGTTACATCATTTGTTATTAAAATAATCCAATGTAGTTCAGGACTACCAAAATGTCTTTCTGCAATAAGTTCAGGTCTCTCACCATCTGCAACATAATATTCTGAATAAAGACTTCCCTCATTCTTAATTTTATCTCTTATTTTAATTCGTCTCCATAAATCAGTAACCAGTTTATAGTCTTTTGTTCCTGGTATGATATATTGACCTTTAGGGAATCTTGCAAAATACATTAATATCCTTTTGCTACTGTTTCTTTAGTCATAATTTCTGTTTCACCAAATGTCAAGTTCATAGTTATTAAAGTAGGCGGTGCCCCTCTTTCGTCTGGTGTTAATGTTGATACAACACCTTCAGGTGCATAATCAAATTGTGCTGCTTTTAATACGCAACGACTAATTCTAGGTAAGTATGAGTTTTCATTATCTCTATACATATATGTTATTTGAAATTCTGATGGTACATTAAAGTAACCATTAGCACCACTTTGTTGTTCAGGTAACATATGAAATCTAAACAGTTGTAATATCTTGTGTACTGCGTCTTTTTCTTTCTCATTCTTCGGTGCAAAAGTAAATGGAAAACTAAACTCTCTAAATGGTACTGATTTAAATACTGATTCTAAATTAGGATTCTTTGCCTGACCCTTAAACTTGTCATATAATCCTCTTGCGTTCTCCATACCAGGTATTAATCCCAAAACACCAAAACTTGCTTCTTTAGTTAATTCTTGTATCACAGCGGTAGATCCTTTTGCTGCTGCCTTCAATTTAGCTTTAAAACCTGAGTCATTAATTAAACCACCTATACCTGCTCCTATATCTCCTGCAAGACCTGTTTCCATTGACTCGTAACTAGCAGAATAATCAAATTTCATTCCTTCAGGTGGCATATACATTACGATACTATCCGAAATATATGTGTGATTTGATCCTAACTTAGCAAAGACACCTGAGTTAACACCTCTAACTCTATTTGTTGCTTCTATGCCTCGTTGTTTTATATTTTTAATATTTCGTACAGATGTACCTGCTACTTTACCAGCAAACCAATTCTTCTCACCACCAACATAATTTTTAGAATTGTCTGTTAATAATCCATTGTTAAAAGTATTTGTTCTATATGCTGATTCATTGTGCATAAGAACATCAAATATTACATAGTGTCCATCTCCCATATTACTTGTTTCTTGTGGGTAATAAACTGTTCCGTATGAATAAGGATTAGCTTTAATATGTGCTGTAGGAGAATCGTTACCTATCTCTAATGGAGATTTGTTTAATAGTTTAGCAGCAACTTTAGAAGTTTGACCTGCATTAGCAAAGTTGCTCATTAACTTACCACCTACTGCGTTCATAGCCATAGAAGTTATTTTACCTTTGATTACATTTGCTACTTTTGATGTCCAAGCCATTGATTATATCCTTACTAAATATTGTTATAACTATTTATATGATATGAGCAAGTCTTTTAAAGGAATATATAAACCGATTAAACCTGAAAAATATGTCGGTAACCCAAATAACATAGTCTATCGTTCACTTTTAGAGCGTAAGTTTATGGTATATTGTGATAATAACCCAGGCATAACAAATTGGGCAAGTGAAGAATTAGCAATTAGATATTACAGTCCTATTGATAAGAAATATCATAGATACTTTCCAGACTTCATAATCAAAACAGATAAGAATAAGAAAATGTTGATTGAGATTAAACCTTCTCGTCAATGCAAAAGACCTGTCCCAGGCAAGAAGAAAACCAAGTCATATATGCGTGAGAGTTTTGAGTATATTAAGAATCAAGCAAAGTGGCAAGCAGCAACAAAATATGCTGATGACAATGGTGCTGTGTTTAAGATAATTACTGAAATAGATTTAGGCGTTAAGTATTAGATATACTCATCACCATTACTTCGTCTTACATATTTAAATGAAGTATCTGGTTCGTGGTCTATAAATCCTGAAACATTAGAAGCACTTGATTGACTACTATTTACACTTGAATTGTTTTGTATGTTGACAACATTATTAGATGAAACTTTATCACTTTCTCCATTTAATTCTTTAAGCAATGAAGATGTTTCACCATCACCTACTTGATTACCTGTTAAATCTTTTATAGACAGTTTTTCATTTACACTATTAGAATCTTCCAAATATGATTGTGTGTCTTGCGACCTATTTGATTTAGCATTTTCGTAACCTTCTTCACCTGGTTGATAAATTTTTCCATCGTGACCAACAGCAGGTGCTGCTGAGGCGTCTTTTGATTGTGATAAAAATTCATCTACATTATTGTCTTTTATATCTGCACCATCATTACCTACGGCGTAAGTGCCATCGTCCATATTATCGTATGATTTTGCTTTTAGTTTTTCCGTTCTCTTGTCTGTTTCACCATCATCATCTTTACCTAGTCCTAGTTTTTTACCTAACCAGGAGTTACTAAACCATTCACCTATTGCCTTAAAGAAACCTGTAATCTTGTTCCATATTTTCACAAAGAAATCTGCTATCTTGTCAATTCTTTCAGCAACAAATTGAATTGCTGCTACAACTAAAAGAAATACAGCAGCAATCATTATTCTAGCAGTTTTGAAAAAGTTTACAAGACCTTTAAATGCTTTTGCTAAACCACCTTTTGTAAATAGTGAAGTTAGACCAGTGAATACACCCTTACCGGCTTTAGAAAAAGATGTCATAGCGTCTCCAATAGTATCAGGTATAATCATAAATGCTTCTTTTAGTTCCTGAAATTTACCAAATCCTTGATCTTCATTTCTACCTGTGTCTGCTGTCATTCCTGTTTTCTTTTCAATCTTCTCGTTATCTTCTTTTAATTTAGAAATATCTTTTTCATTTTGTTCAATATCTTTTTGTGCTATTACTCTCTTGTCAGCACCTTTTACATCTGCTTCATCTAACGCCTTTTGTAATTGTACTCTTTCTAGTGTTTTTGATGTAATTTCTTTTTCATTTACTTTGTACTCTTTTTGAAGAGCAAATACTTCTCTTTGAGTTAACAACACTACAGCATTATTTCTTATTTCTGCTTGAAAACCTTTTTCTCTATAATCAGCAAGTTGATCTTCTAAACTTGCTTGTTTTTTTGTAAATCTATCTACTGTGTCTGCTAAGTCTTCGTTATAATCTCTTAAATTGATTCCTAGTGTATCAGTTAATTTAACTAGTTTGTTTATTGCTGTTGAAAAATTGTCTATTGAACCTGATTTTACTTCATCTGTCAATTCTTTAATCATTTTAGGAAGTTCACTAATTGTTGCCTGGTTGGCAGCTTTCATACCATCACTATAAGAATTTTTTATTGATTCATAAAGTTTTTTTACTTCAACTTCTTGTGCTTTTGAAGTTGCCTCATCTGTTCCTAATTTATCTAGTTTTGGTAATGCCATTTATTAACCTATGTGTGTATCTACTTCTTTGTTCTTTTTAATTTTAACTTTTGACGAAGGTGACGAGCTAACTTTGCCACTATTAACATATAGTCCAAACCAGGCTGCACCAGCACCAACAACAACTGACACAAAACCTGCTTGTGCATTGTTAGGAGCGTCTAGTAACATAAACCAGTTCATAGTTGAATAGAAAGCATAACAGTACAACCCCATCATCAATCTTGGAATCAATCTCCAATTTGATAAAACGTGTGGTAGTTCATCTGAAAAGAAATCCCATACTAGTTTGATCGTGTCTATACCTGTTCTTTTAATTTTGTCTATCATATTTTATCTTTGTTTATCTTGTTCTCTTTTTTTTCTTTCGTTTTCCTCTTTTATATGTCTTATTAATAACGAAACATATACATCTCTTTCCCACGGTAACATTGCCTCAATCTCCGTTAGTGAATACTTATGATGTTGCATAAGAGCAAAATTGATTTCAAATAAGGCCTCTAGGCTGTTGTGGGAGAGGCCAATCCGAAAAAATCTTGTAACCCACTAAAGGTAACTGTACTTTCAATACCTGTTTTAGGGTTCTTCACTTTACATTTGTGTCTTAATTTAGGCATAGTGTCAAAGAATTTTCTCATTTTAGCAAACTGTTCTTGTGCTAAGTTTTCAAAAAACTCTTTTAGTTCTTCTTTTGTTGACTCACTAGTAGGGTAATTCTTTTCACCCTCGTAAATGTAATCAACACAACCTATAATTAAAGTCATTATATCTTCATATTTAAGCGCCTTGACACCTTGTGTATCATACAACACTTTCATATTAGGATATTTCATTTTGACACCTAATTTTCTTTTTTCATCTAATATAATATCGTTGGTGTGTGCGTCATCTACTTGCACCTCAACTTTTGATAAGTCAACTTCTATGTCGCCATAGGTTTTGCTATCATCTGGACAAATAATCTTAAATTTAGCAACTTCTCCTACTGACTTTGCCCTAACTTGTAGGAAAATATATTCTACATCAAATGTAGGTAATGTTTCTACATCTAACTTTCCGTATGTTACAGCAGTCAAAATATCTTTTGTTGCTGTTTGCATTTGCATTTCATCACCTGATTCAAGTGCCATATATAAAACTTTTTCTTCTTTTACTAGAAAAGGTCTGTATTGTACTTTTACATCACTTGATGGTAAAGTCAACTCGTATCTCGGTGTTTCAACTATTGGTAACGCCATAATAACTCCTTTTAATTATTAAATATTTAGTGGTGGTATTTTAAATGGTGGGAATACTCTTCCGCCAGTTACTCTACCTAGAGGTACTCGTCTTCTTAAATCGTTGAGTACATCTCTACCTGCCCTTCTTAATTCAGGTGGCAATTTATTTATCAAACTACCAAAAATTCCTCTATTGTTCTTAATCTCAGGTATCTTACCAGTAGGACTACCTAATTCTATATTACCTTGTTTATCTATAAAGTAATTAATCCAGTATCTAAATGAAAAATCTACATCTATTGTTTGTATGTTATTAGCATCGTGGGAATATTCTATTGCACCTATTTTAGTAGGAAAGCAATCTATCAATTGTACACCATAAGTTATATCGTCCCGTTCTTGTCTGCTAGCAAATTGACCTAATTGAAATATGTTTAGGTTAGCAACATAGTTGTCATAATAGTTTGTGTTAAATGTAGATGATGTTGACATAGCAGATTTTTGCCATAATTCAAAGTATGATCTCTCTCTCATAAATTTATCAGCATAAAATGTTGCTGATATAGATGATGATTTCATATCATATACAAAATTTCTAGCAGGTGCATTGCCGTGTCTAACTTCTTTAGATACCATTTCTCTATCGGGCATACTGATTGAGGAACAAAATGCTCTTACTCGTCTACCATTTGCCTGTTGTACAGCAAGTAAATCTCCTTGTGTAGGAAATGCTTGTTTCTCTTGTGCTGCTAATGATGTGTCTTCAAAACCTTCTGAAAATAACGCACCGTTTGATACACCTTTAGGTAAAGCAAACTCAGCATAAAATCTTGCCTTTCTAGCAAATCCTTCTGCCTCATTTACATATGATTGAAAACGACCTATTGTAGTTTCAGGATTACCACCTTGTCTTCGTTGTAATCTCTTATCGCCTGTTACATCATCTAAAGATTTATCTCTAGGTATTCCGATACGAATATCATATCCACCAATTCTTTTTCCGCCTCTTAATATTGCCATTAGTATGGACTCCCTTTTTTAAACTGTGCCACTGGTAAATAAACTGATAATGCGGCCTTGTCGTAATCAATTCTTAAAAAACTTGATCTAACGTGGGACCACAAATACTTCTTAATTGTATTCTTAACCAATGGTATATTCTTAACTCTATCGTAACTGACATCAAAACTATTTCTACTAG